TGGCAGGATGTTTTGTGGTTCCCGATAGCATTCAGAGCAAAAAAACGTCGGAGAAGACGGTGAATGATGCTGCAGTAGCGCAGACGCGGCGGCAGAATCCGGATAAGATCGAGCGGTGTTAAAGAATGTGGTTATATTCAATGCGGTGGCACGGCAATAGCAGATGAATTCACTGATTCAGGTATCAGTCATACAGGGTGTAATCAAGAACAAAGCGATAAAGCTGATTGTCTGGTTCATGCAGTGGTATATCGCTTTGCAATACCTGCCCCGCCATTGCAGCTTTAACCGCAGCGCGTAATTCTTGAATTTGTGGGTAGCTTTTTGACCATACATTGATCGAATAACGGCTTAAGGCATGTCCTGTATAACCGTCATGCAATGTGTTATCGGGATCAGAGCTTACATAATAAAAAGTCACTGCCGGAAGTTTTGCACTTTCTGGAAGATATCCGTTGTAAATATCATCTGAATTCACAAGCTGTGTTATATCTGCACTGGTGCTCAGAGCCGTATAAAGCTGTTGCTCGTTCACGATAACTTAGCCTTTGCAGCCCTTTGGGCTGCACGTTTTTGTGCCAGCTGTAGCCGGTGTTGAATTCTGGATTTGAAAATATCTAATGCGCTGTGCTTTGTTTGGTCCCAGGCTGGGCGAAGAAACGGGTGCGGTTTTGCACCGGGATGCATGCGCCTTGGCTTGCTTCTGTGCTTGGCACCTGATTTGGTGCCGCGCGATCTTTTGGCACCCCGTGTCACGTAGTGAGGCGCTGTGCCGAATTCAACAAACTGGGCGTAATATGCTTCTTTCGACCGCACACCGATAAATGCAAACACTGAGTGGTTTCGACGACTCAGCCGCGTGCGGATTTTCAAGGCTTTCTTCAGCTCGCCAGGCTGCTGCACTTTGCCCTTGTATCCTTTGTGGGCAGAGTCTGAGACTGGCGCTAGAGCTTTCGCCCGCTCGAGTGTCGGCTTGCCTGCATCACGCAATGCCGATCGCAACACCTTCACGCCAACCTGATCACCCAGGTCTTTCAGTGCCTGCTCTAATTCGCGCAAACCTTGAACTTCGTAATTTGTCGCTTTCGCCATGACGTATCCTTGGGCAATAAAAAACCCGCACGATGGCGGGTTTTGAAAGCATTTCGCCCGAGGCCGCAATGGCGGGCTCGGGTGGTTTGGTGCAGCAGATTACTTGCTACATTGGTACAACAGGCTCAATGTAACGGCGAAGTGCCATATGCCACAGCCCCATGCCAACCAGGTAATGAGATTTATTGCGCGATTCCAACTCCTGCAGAGATTTCAGTTCCAAGAGCAGGTAGGCATCATAGCCCTTATCAGTTGGCGATACTGATTTCGCCAGCGCCAGCAACCGGTGCTTTTGTGCTGCTATTTTTTCGTGGAGCTTTCCTTTTCTGACCGGTTCAAACGAGCCGTGTTCAACCAGCGTACAACTACTCTTGAAGTGCTTTGCATAGTCGATCAATTCATCACGGTGCTTATCTGCGTTTCGGCTGACAACGCCGGTACTGCATACCTTGTCAGTTGATATCGATATACCTAGTGATTTAGAAAGTGCCCGGCCTATATCATCCAGTGCTTCAATGTGGCCATAGGTGTTCGAATAGACATTCCAGTTGGCTGCGGCAACCAGGCGACCTATTCCACCATCCCACAATTGCTTAACACCGCGACTGGCATTGAGCAGGTGGCGTATATCCGCGAGCTGTTCACTGGTCAGTGCGTTCCGCCTCGCGTCGTCTTTTGCTGCGGCAATCCATTCACCCTCGATAGCGTATGCGGCGATAAAGTTGCGTGCTGCATCCATACTGTTTGCCGGTATATCCTGTGCTGATACTACGCTGAAGGCTTTGTGCACCTGTGACCAGATGTGGTTTTTAACCTTTGTGCGGATCGGCTTTGGCAGGCTACGCACCTTTCCATCCAGCACTGCACCCAAGCAGCGGAAACCGTCGGTGCCGATGGTCTGTCCGAGCAGCGTGTTAATGTTACGGTCATCATGGCGAACAGCTATTCCGTCATTCCAGTATGACCAAAGCACGTCATCGCATTCATTCTGATAGGCAATGATGCCGTCTCGTAACTCAGGACGAACTTTGTTCGGGTGGATCGACATCAGCCAGCCGGTCAGCTTACGAAGCGGGAGGCATGTCATTTCACGCTGCTTACCATCTTGGGCAACTATCACCATTTCGGTGACGGTTGATGCAAAGCGGCCAGTCATCAGCTTGCGATGCTGAGACTGCCAGGCAAGCCCCATGCCCTCGACCACCGGCTTCATAGGCACGAATGCCTCACCAGAATTATTGACGAGCAAAAGTTCTTGATTACGAAACGGGATTACTTGAGCAGTGGTTTTCATGGCATGACTCCGACTTTTAATGAAAGTCCGTCACCAAGGCCAAATGGTGGACGGAACCGTGCGGGTTGGCCTACCGGAAGTCGGAACACCGGCCACTCTTACGAGTGCCCACACGGCCCGCCCATAACTGGCAAACCATGTGCAGGACACAAAAAAACCGCTCTGATGGCGGTCGTGTCCGCCGACTTTTCGGGAGGCCAATCCCGATCGCTGATTTTGCAGCGACACGCGAACGATAGCTTTGCGCCTGCTGAGAGTCAAGGCTCAAGCAAAGCGGCTGCGACTCAACACAACCGCCCTGCTGCCACTGTGCTTATGATGCCTCAGCGCCAGCAGGCGCGATATGTAACTATTTGCGTGTGTTTTTGTACAGCACGGATCAACCCGCCTGATCGTCACGCTTGTAAGTCACCGTCAACGTACCTGGAGGTCTTGCGATAAGAAGGTAGAAAACCAAGAATAAAGCTATTAACCATCCAATCAGCGGGATAAACAGGAACAAAAATGCGAACATTAGGCATACAAGAATCTGAAATGCATTCCATCTTCCGGCTTCCCATAGCTCACTAGCGGGCTGATAACCTTGAGACTCAAGGTGTTCAGCCTCTTTCTGAAATGCCTTTACTGCGCGGCTTTGCTTACCCTTGTACGTTTTAACCTGTGTTTTTGGTCGTTTCGCATCTAGTTCACGAGCCCTTCGCTCCGCTTCAGCACGCTCTTTGTCAGCTTCGCGCTTCAGCTGGGCTTCAACTTTGGCGTAATAAGCACCACACTCAGGGCACTTCACAGCATCACCAGCAAGAACATTTTGGTTACGGTGCCCACACTTCAGGCATTCCTTGTACTCCATGCGCAACTCCTGTTATTGAGTATGTGACTCCTCAATACTAACGACAGGTGCACATTAGTACAAAGCATTCCATCAGTTGCTGTCCACCCCTCCTGACGACCATAAAAAACCCTCCCAATCGCAGGCTCTAGTTCAATTCGAGGCAGAGCTGCTGTCGTTCCCGCCAGTATTCAAGCTGCGATTTCAGCCTTGGCTTTTCGTGGCGCCAGCGGTTCAGGCCTTTCCCGCAGCGGCTTGCGATCTGCTCACTCTCGCTGTATTCGGCGCTTACTTTGCGGTAGCGCTCCATGACGTACTCTCCGCCGTTGTGGAGTGCGTCCAGGATATCCAGCACCCAGCGGCGGAAGGCTTTGGCGACTGAAGTGCGAGCAAACATGGCAATCAGGTGAGCGCCGCGCAGGGAGAATATCCTGACATCCTTTTCACTCTCTCCATTACCAAACCCCTTGACCCTCAGTTTGGTGGTCATGCTCATGCTCTCGGAAAATTCGTCGCTATGGCGGCTGTAAATCTGGGTCACTTTGTCTGAGCGTGCATACCCAAGCGCCCTGGCCAACTCCGGCGCGGCTATCCAAACCTCTCCATCAATCGGCATCAGGGTCAAAGTAGTGTTCTGGAAAGTCAGGTCTTTCATGGCTGAATACCAAGCTTCTGAAATAGGAACACCCCGGAGCAGACGAAGCCTGAATCTGCCATTCGGTGATCAGCCTAGGGGTGTTGTTCGGGTATAAATAGAACGTTTTTGGCCAGCTCCCGTTAGTTGCTGTCCTCTTCACAGGTGATCACCAGTTCCCGGTTGCGGTTGTCCAGGTTGATTGGTGGGCCCACGATTTCGAGGCGCATGTTACCGAAGGCAATGCGCATGTCGGGGGTTATGTCGTCGCGGTACCGGATGGTGACGGCCAGCGTGGCGGTGTTGGTGACGTGCTGGCTGGCCCAGCGCTCACGACCGGTGATCGGTTTGACGTTGGCCCAGATATCGACCAGCCCGGGAACCGGTTGCCAGTCGTCTGTTGGGTGGCCGTATTGGTCCTTGCCGCCGGCCTTGCGCTCGAATGTCACCGGTGTATTGAGGCGTCCTGAACGCATCAGCCAACCCTCATGATTTTGTACGGATCCAGCAGCATAGAGACACCCATTGGCAGCTCACTGCTGATGGTTCCGATTACGACGGATTCGCGGTTTTCGTACAGGTGGCCGATCAGCAGGAGCAGGCCGGCGCGTACGTCTGCGGGTGTTTCGTTCATGCCCACGGTGGCCGTGATGGTGACGCTTTCTGGCTCGTCAATGGTGGCTGGCCAGTCGGTATCCCATTGGGGCATGAGCAACGGGTAAAGCTGCCGAGTGTCGAGCCGCAGCGGTGGTGTGTTCAGGGTTTGGGTATCACCGGCTGGGTCTACATAGTCGACGCTTTCGATTGATTGCACCGGCGTCCATGGCAGTTCGATAGCGCCAGCGGTAGAGCCAAAGCCATCCAGCACCAGCGTCCGAGTCTGCGTGTCGAAGACACGGCCGGTGCGGGTTTCTGCGTGACGGTAGGCCGAGTCGATCAGTGCGGTGATCAGTGCATCTTCTGCTGAGTGCTGGACACGCAGGTGCGCTTTGGCGTCTTCCAGGGTGATCATGGTTCACCACTTTTTCAGGGGGCAGCGGGCCCGTTCGTAAATTGCGGGTTGCGACGAGATCGGGTCAAACCCTATGGTGGTTTTCTTGGCCAGCGGGCAGCCGCAGTCACCGCACCAGTGGCCGCCTCTTTTGCGCGCCATGGCTGAGCCGATGCGGCGCTTGGCCTGGTCGATGAAGTTGCCGCCAGCACCCGGGCGCTGGTCTGCGGTGCGCAGGTGCTCGCAGGTTTCTTCAAGCTGGTGTTCGGCGCCATTGGCATCAACCACAAACCCACAGATGGCACGGCGTAGTGCAATGACTTCGGCCTGGCCGATCTGGTGGGTTTCAATCAGGTCCAGCGCCTGCTCTTGGGTGAGGGGCGCTGGGGTATCTGGCTTACTCATACTGAGTGCCGTTTTACTCAGCGGCTTTTGGCTGAGGCAGCTTGTCGCCCATTACCGCAACCTTCACACCTTCAACCAGGTGCTTCGCACGGTCAGCAGGAAAGCCTGCAATATCGCCCCGGGAGTAGCGGTTGAACGGCTTGGTGAAGGTGATGGTTACGCGCTCGTCTTTTGACTGAGTCGCTTTCGGTGCGGCTTTGTTCTGGTCTTGTGGATTCGCCATGATTGCTTACCTGTATTTTGAATGGGTAGTGAAACAGGCACGGCCGGAGCCGTGCCGCTTCAGGGGTGGTTACCAGGTGACGCCGGTACCCAGTACCAGACCTTCCGGATGACGGAAGCCGATATCGTGCTCGGCAACCACACGGATCAGGGACTGGTTGCGAGCGAACGCCGATACGAGGTTGCCCCCGGCATCCTTGTAGGTGGCTTCTTTGGAGAAGTCGATCTTCATGTTCTCCTGCTCACCGATCACAACGTCATTCCAGTCGGCAAAGTAGATCTCGGTTTCGTTGGAACCGGTACCAAGGTTGACCGGAACGGTCGTGCTCTGCAGGATCGGCCAGCCTTTCAGCTGGCCCTGCGCCATTTCCGGATACACCTTGTTGCCGTTGCCATCACGCAGGCCGAACAGCTTCATGTAGGAACGCGGGCTCAGTGCCCAGCCCGGCTGAATCAGCAGGCTGTCGCTCTCCATGAGTTTCAGAATCAGTGAATCCAGAAACGCATCAATAGTGGCCAGACCGGCTGTAGCACCTGCCCAGTCAACAGTGCGGCTTGCATCGGTTGCGACCTTCTTGAAGCCTGCCGGGGTATCACTGGTACCGTCATCACGCAGGAAGGCCTTGTCCTCACGCACGGACATGGCGCCGATCATGTCACTCAGCACGATCTGTTCGACGTTGTAACCGGCCCGGCCAATCATCTGGTTGGAGATCGGCACCAGCGTGATCATAGTTTTGGCCGACAGTTTCACGTCATCGAACTGTGACTCGGTGGCCAGTACGTCGCTACCCTCGCCCACATAGCCGGACGTGGCACCGGAGCTCAGGCGCGGCATGCTGAGGTTGCCGTTCGGCAGCGGTACCGGACGGGCACCCAAGCGGCGTACCACGGTGCGCGCACGCAGCAGCTCGATCACTTCTTCATGAATGTTCTGCGGAATGAGTGCACCACCGCTACCGGCACTGGTTTCGATTGCCATGGCCACATCCGCATCACCGATTTCAGTGCGTGCGAATTTGGCGGCATCTTCCATGTCGCCTTTGGCTGCCGCTACCGACATGGCCAGTCGTGCCATCTTGGCGCCCTGGTACTGCTTCAGTTCTGCCTTGCTATGGACGGCTGGAGCATTACCGTTGTTGAATGAACCGACCGGTTGGGCTACTGCCGCCTGTGCTTTTTCAGCTGCTTCCAAGCGGCTGATCTGGGCGCTCAGCTGGTCAAACTCGGTGGTCAGCTGTTCGAACTGTTGCAGCTGCTCTGCCGTCAGCTCTCCGTTTTCCTGTTCTGCCTGCGCCAGCACCTGGATAGATGCGTTGATTTCAGCGCGTTTGCGGCGGAGTTCGATGATATTCATAGGTGTCACCTGTCATTGCTGGTTATAAAAAAGGCGACCGAGTGGCCGCCTGTTTGGTGCAGATCCGCCGCGTGGCTAGATCTTGCAAGCTGTGTCGTACACGCGGGCCTGTGCCCGAATGCTGCGCGTAGGGGTTGATTTGTATCGTTGGGCGATTGCGTTAATGGCGTCCTGTGCCGGGGCAATCTCATCGATCAAGTTGAGCTGAAGCGCCTCTTCGGGATCGAACAGCCGGGCTTCTGTTTCAATGACGGCCTGCACATCCAGGCCCCGGTATTCAGCAACCGAGCCGGTGAAGATGGCATAGGCCTTGTCGAGGCGTTTATCGATTTCGGCCACGGCTTGATCCGTAATGGGTTCGTGCGGGGAGCAGTCGTTCTTGTGGCCGCCGCGGTAGAAGGTGTTGTATTTGATACCCACTTCTTCTTCCCATTTGCTGACCTCGAATGTCTCAATGATCACGCCCACGGAACCGACACCACCGGTCGGGCTGCAGATGATCTTGCTGCAGGCGGCGGCCAGGAAGTACCCGGCCGAGTACGCCGCGAAGTTGATAATGGCGGTGATCGGTTTGATCTGGGTGCTGGCTCGGATGAAGTCGGCCATTTCCTTACAGCCCATGGCGGAGCCGCCGCCGGTGTGGAAGTCGAGAACGATCTCTTCTACCAGTTCATGGCGTAGGGCTGCGGTGATCTGGCCGCTCAGGTATTCGTAGCTGATCAGCTCTTCACAGGATGCCGTGATAACGCCACGCCGCGGGACCAGTACACCATGCACTGAGATGACCGCGAGTTTTCCTGCGATGGTCAGGCTGCGGGTATAGCGGTCCTCATGGTTGCTATTGGCTTCCACTGCCGGCTGACTTTGTGCCAAGCCAAGACTTGTCGGGGCGCTTTCCATTCGACCCAGTAGGCGCGGTTCAAGCACTGCCTTGATCGCACGCACCAGAGTGGGGTCAGCATACAGCGGGGTGTTGAACACCATCGAGGCGATATGCGGGTAATTGATCATGTGCGACATAGGATCTCCTCGATGTCTTTCATCTGTTCGGGTGTGGCTTCGTATGACTGCTGCATTTGAGCTGAGTCGACCATGTTGAGCGGTGTCAGGTAACGATCACCGCCCGGGATCGGCGGCATATTTTCGAGACGACGGATATCGTTAACCGACAGCCATCCCCAGTTACGGCCTATTGCGTAGGCTTCGTAGCGGGACTTCTGGTCACCGCGCAGCAGGCCGCTGACGTTGAATTCGATGTAGTGGTTTTTGCGCTCAGCCGGCAGCAGCAAGTCGCGCATCATGGCGGCTTCGTGTCGCTTCACCCAGGCCAACAAGGTGTAGATGACGAACTGCAGGCCCATGTGTTCGATGTTGCTGAACGTGGCTTTGTCGAGCTGCTGAATCATGTGCGGCGGGATCTTGTACAGCCGGCACACTTCGTTGACGCCGAAGTTGCGGGACTCCAGCAGTTGGGCTTTTTCGTTGTCCATGGCCAGCTGCCGGTAGGTCATGCCTTCCTGAAGCAGCGCGACTGAGAACATGTTACGCAGGCCTGCATGGCGCTCGGCAAACTTGCTCAGCAGGCGGTCGATGGCGGCCTGATCTGCAATCGGTGTCGATTCTTTAGGTCTTTCGATTACGCCCGACATGGTAGCGCCGCGCTGGAAAACGGCGCCGGCATGTTGCTCGGTAGCCAACGCCAGACCGATTGCATCTGCATTGGTATCGATTGGGGAGAGACCCACATAGCCATCAAGGCTGAAGTACTTGATGTGGTGAACCATGTGCATGGGCAGCGTTTCGCCCAAGTCCGTCAGGCGGTAGTACGGCATGCCATCCGTACCCTTTAGCACCTGTACCTTCTTCGGGTGTACCGGGATCAGTTCAATTGGGTAGCCAGCGCCGTCACGCTCAATCAGCGCATAGTGGTTACCCTCCAGCCCCAGACAGCCCTGTGCCTGTTCGTAGTATTCGAACGAGGTGTCTTTGCGGTTGGGTGCTGAGTGGATCAGGTCGTACACCGGGTGATCGGTTGCACGGGTGCGGCCGCCGTTTTCGTCACGCCGGTAAAGTTCGCACGGCAGCTGTGCCAGCGACTCGGCCAGCAGTGTGACGCAGGCCCGCACCGCGCTCACCGCAAGGGCCGTTTTGGTGTTGACCATAGTGCCCGCTGATGTCTGGCGTCCGCCAATTGAGCTGACCCACTGGGTGAAGTTCTGGGCCGGTGTGGCCGAGATTCCATCTGCGCGGGTGCTGGCAAAGAGTCCGGGGAAAAACATCAGTCTTCAGCCTTATCGGTGTGCGTCCGGATGAACTGGGTATATGCCTGTGCACGGGCGTACATGAACGAGGTCGCTAGTAGCAGAACCCCGGCCACGATGAAGCCCGCCGGCGGGAAAACCAGCCAGGCACCGAACGCGCACAGGCCGGCACCAATCAGGCCAAGAATGAAAATGAGAGCTGTCAGCATGCGACCTCGCTTGTGTCGTATATGGATTCTTTTGGCGCTTCGTGATCAGCGTTCATGGCTCTACCCAGTGCCATGAGGATGGCGATGATGCCGTCGATCTTGTTTTCATTGCGCTCTTTGCGCGGGTAGATGTTGTCCTTGGCGTCTGACTTGGCAGTGACGTTGCTGGCCATCCATGTAAGCACGGGATCATCCGAGTGAATGAAGCGCTTGCCGGTGATTGCCGCTTCCATTTCCCGCATGGGCGGGCTCATGTTCTGCACGGTGTTGCGATATTCCACGATCTCGGCGCCGTCTTTCATCAGCTGGTGGGCCAGTTGGGTTGCGCGCCATGGGTCGTAGGCGATTTCGTTAATCTGGAACATGGCCGCCAGGTCCCGGATCTCTTCACGGATCTGGTCGAAGTCGATTTCCTCACCATCGGTGACGACCAGGTGACCGGCGTTTTGCCAAGCTTCGTAAGCAGCCCGGTTGTTGCCAGCTCGCTCGATTGCGCCTTCTGGCAGGTAGTTGCGGGTGAACACAATCCACCGGTCGCGGCCGTTTTCGTCTTTATCTCTGAACAGCAGCGCGATGCTGGCAATGTCGGTCTTACTGGCCAAATCGACACCCAGCCAACACTCACGACCAATGAACTGATCCAGTGTGAGCTCAGGGTGACCGCAGGCATGCCAATCGGCCATGTTGAGCCATGCGGTGCGGGCTGATACCCAGATGTTCAGGTGTTTGGTCAGGAATGCATTTGTCCGGCTCGGATACCGAATCGCATCGCGCTGCTGTTTAAGCAGAAACTCTTCGCTGACCGATACGCCGAAGTTCGGGTTGGCCTTGCGCAGCGTGGCTGGGTCTTGCCAGTCATCATCAGCATCAATGGTGTAGATGATGGCGAAGAGCTCATCGTTCGGCATCACATCATCCAGCATCTGCTGGGCCTGTCGGCGCTTGTCGTAGCAGGGACTGGCAAGGTTGAAGCCTGCCGTGGTGATGATGAACGTCAACCCCTGCTCACGAGAGCCCATCCCCGTCACCATCGTCTCGTAGAGATCAGGGCTATCGTGCTCGTGGTACTCATCTACCAACGCGCAGCTGGGTGAGCTGCCATCGCCTGGGTTACCAATCAACGGTTCAAAGCGGCTGCCATCAGCGGGGATACTGATGTTCTTTGCCATGATCTCGATGCCGGCGGCGTTGGTCAGCGCCGGGGTTTTCTCGAGCATCAGCTTTGCTGGCCGGAACACCTCCCATGCCTGCTTCTCTGTGGTTGCACCACAGTAGACCTCGGCACCGTATTCGCCATCGGCGCACAGCATGTAGATGCCGACACCGGCAGCAATAACGGACTTGCCGTTCTTTCGCGGGATCTCGCAATAGGCCTCAGAGAAACGGCGCAGGCCGTCTTTCTTCTTCACCCATCCGAAGACACAGCAGAAAATGAACTTCTGCCAGGGCTCCAGCTCGATCAGCTTGCGTTCACGTGCCCACTGGCCCTTTGTATGGGGCAGCAGCTGAACGAATACGCAGTCCTTCTCGGCTTCATCCTTGTCAAAGGTGAATCGATAACTGCGCTTCTTCGATGCCTTCAGGTCATCGAGATGGCGCTTACACGCCTGCCGCACCTCCTTGCATGCAGCAATGCGGCCAGCAACGATGTCCCGCGCATACTTGTTCGCGGCATTGACGTTCGGGTAACTGGCCATGGAGTCTCATCACTTCCCGCCCCGCTTCTTGCCGAGCAGTTCGGCGAATGGGTTGCTGTCATCGCCCCCGCCGGGTACAGCGAGACGTACCCGGCTGGCCGGGTCGAGCCCGAGCGCGGATCCGAACATAGCCATCTGCTTCAGGGACTCATTGATTACAGTGGCGGCTGGGTTCTTAACTGGGCCGCCCGTTGCGCCTGTAACCACGGCGCCCTCTTTGGCATAGAGCTCTTCGGCATCACGCCAGCGGCCGTATGCAGAACAGAAGGCCTCAAGGTTATGCAGGTCTGTGGCGGTCAGAATCTTGGAACCAACCAACCAGCTGGCCAGATGATCCCACGCTTCCATTCCGCGTTCGGACAACCAACCCGGGGCGGCCGGTACTTCTTGAAGGGCATCCACGGAAGGCTCAGCATCATTCAACTTGCGCTTGCCCGGGTTGCCCTGAATGAGCTTGAGGTTGGTTGGCTTGGCCTTGCGTCCGCGTGTCATAGATGAGAACCGTTCGCGCCGGATTTAATTTTCAATTTCGCGGCTGTAAAAATTTGACTTGGGCGGCGGTGTCCGGCCTCGTAACTCTCAGAGATTTGACTCCCCCCTCCCCCTCGCGGCCTGCGCCTCTCGTGCCGTCTTCGCTCGGTGGCAGCTGGTGCAGATCGCCTCCAGGTTTGAGTCAGCATCTGTACCGCCCTCGGCAACCGGTTTAATGTGGTCAACCTCTGTTGCTGGCGTCACTCGACCACCTCGGCGACATGGCTGGCATAGCCCTTTATCACGCTGCAACACCCGATCACGCTTGCGCCGCCATGGCCGACCACCTCGACCTGACCCCTTGCGCGTTCCCCACGGCTTGTGCAGATGCGAGTGTTCCTCACAGTACCCATGACTGGCCGTTGTCTTGCGTCCGCATGCCGGTGCCCGACAAGGACGCGGCGGCTTCGCTGGCATCAGGGTGCCTCGTAAACTTTCTGATCATCATGCTCTCGGAACATGTGATCCATGCCGAACTTCTGGACTGCTCGGTACCATGCCCGACGCCGCAAGTACCACATGCCATCTTTCTTCAGCCAGCGCACCATTTCTCGATTGCACTCTTCAAACCAGCTGAGGCTCAATAGGCCCAACTTCATCAACTGGTACAAAGCATCATGCGCAGCACTGGCCCTCATAGTGCTGTCCGAGTCGATGGTAGGCCCGCTGGCACCATCCCAGGCATACCCTGCTTCAAGTATCAGCGTTCCATCCGGAAGCAGTGTGATCCACTCTGTCTTCAGCTCTTTGTCAGGATAGATTTGCGTATGAAAGATGGCTCGCTCTGCAAGCTGATACTTGTAGTTGCGCTTGTAGTACTTCACTGCCGTGCCTCCAGGATATCGAGCACATTCGTGCACAGCCCGTCGGCGGGGTAAGTAGGTACTGCAGATCGAATCAGCATCAAAAGAATGGCGCGTGCCACGGGATCAGACGTTGAACAGTAACGATCCTGCATCTCCATGAACTCTTCCGTCTCATCAACGGCCATGCCTGTTAAATCACCCGGCTGATAACCGTCTTGTAATCGAGGAGCAGAACAGCCCGAAACGGCCAAAGTTCCAGCAACGACCAGCACCATCATTGATTTACGCATCAACGCACCCCCATTTTTTTCTTGAATGAGTCTTCCATCAGGGCAATAGCACGGCTTCCCATGTGGCCACTCACCCCAACAAAAGCAGCGGTAAGCAGGTCTGGGAAATTTGCCAGTTCGCACAACCAGAACGTCAGAACACCAGTGAAGGCCGATATGACAATTTCACCCACCAATTCCATCAGGCTGAACTTCTCCGCCTTACCGGCTTTTACCTTGCGGATGTAATTAACCAACCCACCCCATGAAGCGAGCGCCATCACCCAGGCATACGTGAGCAACTGATAGCTCGTTGGATCCTTTTCAGGCATCACCCAGTCACCATCTGATTGAAGTAATTGAGGATGCGCTTTACGTACGAGGTTGTTTCGGCTGAGTGGTGGCCGGTAACTTGCGGAAGCGCACGAATGATGCGGGCATAGTCGTTCGCACCACCTGCAGCCTTTTGGGCCTTGAGCAAGTGACCATAGCCGGCGTTGTAACTGGCCAAAGCCAAACAGTAGCGATCGATTTCTGGTCGCGGTGCAGTCCACCCATTCAGCAGTTTCGCCATGTAGTAGGCACCTGCCGGGATGGCCGCCTCTGGATCGAAGGGGGTGATATCAGCCGGGTATCCAAGCTCCTTGGCAACATCAGCCCAAGTGCCTGGCATGAACTGCGCGATACCCTGAGCCCCAGCCGGTGACACCGCATTCGGGTCAAGCCGGGACTCTGCCATGTACTGCGCTTTGATGAGGCGCCAATCAACACCAGGCAAATGCGTCTCTGCTGCCTGCTGGATCAGCTGATCATATTGGGAAGGCATAGCGATTCTCACGAACGGCTAGAAGAAATTGGGGTACCCGGGTTATCCGCCGGGTTCGGGTGCCTGCCGCTTCACAGCGGTAGCGTGTCACCTCACGGCGAGGAATTTCGGACACAAAAAAGCCCCGCGATTGCGAGGCTTGCTGTCGATTGTGACCAGTGTGACCAGTGTGACCAGTGTGACCAGTGTGACCAGTGTGACCAGTGTGACCAGTGTGACCAGTGTGACCAGTGTGACCAGTGTGACCAGTGTGAC